TTCTGAGTACCAATGACCCGCCTGATCCGTTTGGACCAGACGGGAATTGGTAGGCTCTTTCGCTGTGATTGTAAGAGCCATTACAATTAGAACGGCATTGCGTTGCCGTCTGCGTCAAGCTCGACCTTAGTGGCCGTAGACTTGCCCGCAGCGGTCGCAAACTCTTTGGAAGCGCGGATCTTCTCCTGCAACCAGTCGGGCATATCGTTGAACTGCCCAGCCTCACCCTGCTCAATCTCGTAGTACAACTGATCGTTAGTAGTGGTAGCTGGTGCTTTCATGCCCTTGGGTAGCTTGGATGCACCAGCAATGGCGCAATACTGCCGACCCTGCTGGCTCGTCTTGTGGATGAGCGTGAGCATAGCTGGTTTGCCAAGAAGGTTCTTCAGGCTGAATGCTTGGAGTTCCTTGGAGGTGAATGTCTGACCGCGCCATTGTTCGAGAAGCTTGCGAAGGCTTGCTTTCTCGCCAAGGCTTCGGGTCTGCTCTATGGATACCACCATAGGCTTTTGGACCTTGGTTACTTTGCCCTTTTCTTCTACCTCGAACTCGTCTAACTGATCGGGCAACTCGAAGGTCAAGCGAACTTTAGGCGTCCACTTCTCTTGGTTGTCCCAATTGGTTTTCTGGTGGCCTAGATCGACTAGGCTGTAAAGAACGCCAACAGTTGCGCCAGCTTCGGGCAACTTGCGTTCCATCTTCTGCGATTCACTTATGGTTAGTGCCATGTTATTTCTCCTTTATTTATTTGGGTTTGTTGTTGTTGGGGTAAGTTGGTCTAGGTCGTGAGGGCTGGTGACATAAAAACCTTTTACATCGGTCGATGGCATATAGTCGATCTTTATTTGTCTGGCTGGGGCAAGTTGCCGCGCCAGCTCGCAAACATCATCAGCGGTTAAAACTACTAGCCACTCCTTGCGGCCATTGCGTCGAAAGAACACCGCTGGGATCTTACCCGCCGGACAATCCCGCTTGGCCTGCGTCATCCACTCTTCGGGCTTGAGTGCTTGGCATCGTTTGCCTTCGATATGAAATGGAAAGTTATCGCAGACTACATCCCCGCTACCGCCCTCTGGGTTGCCTGCGTATTGCTGGGTGCGCCTAGCCTTCTGCCAGCCCTGTTCCCGCAAGTATCCCGCCAACTCTCTCTCCCCTTGCGCCCCCTTAGCTCGGCTATTGATCTTGCCCATTGGCTAGTGTCTAGCCAGCCACCCCCAAACCCGTCAACACAAAATGTGCTACTGCCTAATTGCGATTATACTTATTAGCGTCTCTAATGTCCCTATTAAAGTTTCTCATCATCTCAAACACGGTCAGTCCTTCTCGTATTTCTGGATTCTTGTTTAACCACGCCATAGCTTCATCAAATGATTCCACATCGCGCATAGCTTCCTCAAACTTTTCCCATGCTTGCGACTCGTTCATAGGTTCTGGAATACACGCCAACTCTGCCCTGTCGACGGACAAAGTTTAGTTGTTATGCTTTTGCACTTAGAGATTGGCAACAGCCAGAATAGGTCATCGTTCATGCCCCAGCACGCCACATAATCCACGCCACTGATGGCGCGCTTGGGGATATTAAAACCATTGCCACTGCTGGTAGTGAAGCGGTACTTGGTGCGCCCTGCCTCTATGGCTTGCGCGGTCTTAACTTGGATGCGGAAGAACTTATTATTCTTTTCGGCTACCACATCGTAGCCAGCAAAATCTTCGTAGGGTAACAACACCGAATACCCGCACCGCAATAACGCGCCGGTAACGCGAGCCACCCCAACTGCTCCTATTTGGCGGGAAGACAATTTCATGCTTGACGGATCTGGGTTTGACCTAGAGACTTTTCCCAATGAAAGCAATAATAACTATAACACTGATGGCGATGCTGATGGCATCGGGAATGGCGGATGATGATGACGCTGACGCTGCTGATTTTGTGGGAGCAGTGCTAAAGCGCAACGGATTCTCATGTGGCCGTGGCTGCGTAATATCCGAGAATGGTGGAATGGCTTATTCATCGTCATCTGGTAGGTCAATAATTTCTACTGAGGGTTTCTATTATAAGTCTGGAAGTAGTGTTGTTGGGAAAGATGCGACATTCATATCGAAGTCTAGGAATTTCTTTTATGGAACTTCCGCAACGATTAAGGCTGGTTCGGCCTATATGAATGGAGATGCTGTTTGGGTTGGATCTCAAGAAGAGGATAATGATTAAGCTCCAAATAGTGCGAGCCTATTCCGTATTCTGCTTTCTAATCCACCGATAAACTTCTTTCTGGCTGGGTTGCGTTGAGCCATTCGGTATTCGTCCTCAAGCTGGGCTTGGCTGGCTGCACGCATTAACGCTTTTGGCTCAACCTGGTTGATGGCCTGCAATGTCTTTGGACCTAACCCGCCATCTACCGCAACCTTCTGACCCAGCGTGTTCAATCCTTGCTGGATATACTTCGTTGCGCCGCCCATCCCGCGATTAAACGCGAGATCCTGCGCAAATGGCTGGACTGCTTGGGGGAGCTTGGAGACGAATGGGCTGGTGTACTCCTTGACGTACTGCGCCGCAGCTTTCGCTCTTTCTTGCGCTGGGAGCGATGAGATTCTTTTGAAGGCATCTGGATGATACTTGTCGTTAATACCAGCAACCTCGAAATTACCACCCATATCTCCCGCTGGCAATTTATAGACCTGCACGTTGCCCTGCTTGTCCTTCCTTGCCTCAAAATCAATTGTCTTTAATGCTGCCATTTGCAGCGCATCTTGTTCTGGTTTTGTTTGCATAGCTTGTGGTTCCTCTACAAAATCAAATGCCGGTTGTTCTGGCACAGCTTGTGATGCTTGCGGTGCTTTTTTGGCATATTCTCTGGCCTTCTCGATGGGAGCTATCCTTCTTATCTCTTCTGGCACTGCCTCATATCCAGCACCAGTAAGCTCTCTTGCCACCATGTCGTTTCTCAAGGAAACGTCATTGGATGGGTTTACTGAAAATCTCATTGCTTCTCGCCTCGCTTAATTCTGTTGCCATATTTTGATATAAACTGCTTCCTTACATCATCGCCAACTTGAGCATAGGCACTACGCAATACGATCACCTTATCCTCGTCCTTCATTCTCTTGAAAGTCTTGTCATCAAACATAGCCTCTGCTGCCCTTCTGTTTGCCTTTCCGCGCATTCTTGCGTAATCCTCGTATAGCTCTGGATCAAGCCTATACTTAACATTATCCAGCGTGAAATTACGCAGTGGTTTTGGAGGAACAACGTCACCATCATCCGTTGCCTTGAATATCTTGTAGATTCCAAGCGTGATTGGATCGTAGGAAACTTCACGGCCTTTCGTAACGTCAAAGAAATTGTATGCAATCGGATCTGCGCCTTCTGGAGTTTGAGGAACTTCTCTCCCCCAAATGTCAATCCTCCTTGGCATATCCTCATCCATGCTTGGTAGCCTTCTGCTTAACACTTCTCCAAACACGTTAATTATTCTTTCGACTCCATCACCAGGCACATCCTTGATCTGAAACTTTTCTGGCATTGTTTCACGCATAGACCTAGAAACAGCAGTAAGCGTGTTTGGAAAAGGTATAGATGCGACAACGCCATAGTAATCGGAAATCCACTTGTCCAGCGTTGCCCCACTTCCATCCAACATAGCCGAAAGCAAACTATTCGTACCCTTCAAGAAGCTTTGGTTGAATGCAAACGAAAGCGTTTCTGGAAGAAGCGATGAAAGCTCAAATGATCCTTCTTTGCCTTGTTTTGTTGCATCCATAGCAGAATTAACAATCGACAAAATTGCTCCAGTAATACCCATCTTGTCCAAGGAAATCACCTTATCCCCTGGCTCTATTGCGGTTGATTCACCATTTGCAAATCTATTTAACGCTGAAAGATTTATGTTTCTTGGTGCGAGAGTTTGATACTGTACATCCCTTATCTTTTCGGATGTCGATGGCTTTGATCCAATTATACCTTGATCTGAAAGAGTTTTTGCAACTCCAAGCAATACTGATCCCGTTAATGCTTTTCCAATAAGCATCTGTGATTTTCTGTAATCTTTTGCCACAGCGGCACGCCGTGCTTTCTCTAAAGCATAAGGTGGAAGTGAAAACTCAAGCATTTCATCAATCACGTTTGCTGGTGTCTTTGCATATGGGATGATTGATTTGCCAATCAATCTTGCTATTCCAGACCTATTTCCAGCACCAAATAGATTTGCTGCGCTAAGTGCAGCTCTTGTTAATACCGTATCTTGCTGAAATACCGCTTCTGCTGCCTCTTGTTCTATCTTTGACAATTGCTGTGCCGTTGGAAGACGAACCGCTGTTTGCAATGCCTTTCCGGTTAGGCCAGCCAACTGCGCTTGTTCGGACAATAATCTAGCTTGAGCTATTCTTCTAAACGGAGCGTCACCAAGTTGCAATAAGCGCAACATAGTTTCGGCTGGAACGCCTAGAGTTGCCTCAGTCGCCAGCCTTAACCTATCCAATGCTTGGGTTGATGCGCCCCTAAATCCCTTTTGGATTGGCTTCGCTAGACCTTCTCCTGTCCAGAATTGCTTGAACGCAGTAAGGGGTTTGAATCCCTTGATCTTCTCGCCAGACAGAAGACCTTCCGCACTTAATCCACGCCGTACACCGACAAGACCTTCACCAATCCCGCGCAGTCCAGCTTTGCCAGCTTCAATTGTTCTGGTTATTCCACCAGTTGGAGGAGCAATTAGCCTTTGCCCAACCTCTTTGCCAGCAAGTTTCTGAAATGCTCTACCCACCTCCTGCGTAACAAACGCTCCTTGCCTACTGGCCATTCGAAGTGGCGAGTTAATGACGTTGCTCCAAAGATTTGTTACAAGAGATATTGGAGAAAGAAGATTGCCCTGGATTATCGTTGGCAAGGTTTCAGCAAATAGCTTCTTTGGGATAAGTCTTCCCTCAACAACTTGTAAATCATATAGTGATTTTGTGTAATTCTTTTCGGCATTTATTGCTGCCTTTATGTCAACATCATCAAGGCTATTCCTAGCCTTTTCAGCCAATGAATTAAATCTGTTTTCCGCGCTATTGGAAAGTTTCTTTAGGTTGGCAATCCTTCCAGTCATAGCCTCATCTATTCTGTATCCACTCTTTTCAACAACCTTTGCAACCGCGCTTGCATAAGCTGATGGCTCCATCTTGATTAGCTTGAAAACATTAAGCCTTTGACCAAGATCAGTTCCAGGCTTAGTAACCATCTCAAGATATTGATTGGCGCGAACAGGATCACCAGCATCAGCGTACCGCTTATACATCGTGACCTTTGCCACATCTCCAACAATGTCATTCCTTGAGTTTGCCGCGCTTATAACATCTTCGTTTGGAAGATCCAAGAATTGTTGTTCCAGTTCCTTGATTGATTTAGTCTTATAAAGAACATCACCTTTAGCCACTTCACGCATCGTTGCTTCTGGAGCTAACTTCTGCTCGATGATTCTCTGTGGTGTCTTTCTAATCTTCTCGCCAACACCTGGAGTTGGAAGCTGGATAGGTTCTGCTGCAACCTTCGCAACGACTTCCTCTGCCTTCGGCGCAACTGCCTCAACTGCCTTCGGCAAAGCACCCTCAACTGCTGGAGCAACAGCAGGCGTAACAGCTTCAGCAGCTTGAGTGGCTGGGCGAGTTAATGCGCCACGAACTCCTCTTGCCAGACCAGCTAATCCACCAGCAGTTGGAGTGAGGAGAGAGGCAATTGTTGTTGATACTGGATATTTTTGAATATCACGCTCAAGCATTCCGCTTATTCTGGCAACTTGCTCTGGTGGAATTAAGGACTTAACAATTGCCTCCTGCCCCTTCTGTCCTGCTATATATCCACCAACACCAGCAATCGCTCCAGTAGCAAGCTTTGGCAGTATGCCTCCAGGCGTAAGCGCAGCAGCAGTTTCAGCAGCCACAGCACCAGTGGTTGCGGGTAATATTTGGCTTGCAACAGTGCGTGCAATTGCACCTAGCCTGCTGGGTTCTTCCGGCTCAAGTTCAAAGGAGTCAACATTGCCATCCTTGTCAGCCTCAAAGCGCACCACCTTGCCGTCCTTGTTTCTGCCAATTGCAAATCCAACTCCAGTAGCCTTATCAGTTCCAGACGATACTGTTTCGATGCCCAACCTCTGCGCTTCCTTGACCGCTGGAATTGCAGGCGTTTCAATAATGCCTTCAGCTAACGCCTGCGCTGTTGGTTTGTATCCTTCGGCTATCGTGCCGTCTGGCCTGCGGATCGTACCCATCGCATCTACGGCCTTGCCAGCCTCAATGGATGCTTGCTGTGGCGTTGCACCAGCTTGTAGTTGACGCTGTGTTTCTTGCCGTAATACAGCTTCACGCTCTGGAGAGATAACATCCTCTGGCGCGCCACCAGATGCCAAGTAATCAGCCTTGGTTAAATTGCCAGCATCTTCTTGAGAAAGTGGGGCAAACTCTAAATCTTGTTCCTGCTCTGGAACGAACTCAAGCTCTGGCTCTATAGCCATTGCTTACTGCCTCGCTTGCAGTCTACCTGGTTTCCCGTTTATATAAATAAGTTGCCCAGGCTTTACGCCTGCTGCTTTTGCTTCTTGAAGACTATTAAAATTCTTGGGTGCTTCTGGCTGCGCTGGAGTCTGCGCTGGTGTCTCTGGAGCAACTTGTGCGGGTGCTTGGAGTGGCATGGTTGGGGATTGATAATCTGGAACATTTGTTTCCATCTGACCTGCCTGTCTGTTGAATCCAAGCTCGGCCATCTTGCCTTTGTAAACTCCAGCTTCAGCCTCTATGTCTCTTAGGACATCAGCGCGGGGCTTTGCCCCAATCAATCCAAGTCCAGCTTCCATAGCGAATGTGCGCCTATCGCCCTTCGCAATTTCAATCTCTTGTTTCACGCGCTTCTTCTGTAGCTCTTTTAGCCTATCACTCAGCTCAGCGCGTTGTGTTTCAATATCTTCATTCTGAAGGCTCTGCTCGTTGGTAATTGTTTGTCCAATTCCAGAAAGATACGGAGCAAACGCTGGGTCTTGGCTTAAAGTCGGAAGGTCTTTTAGTTTGCCCTTAACCTTCAACCCGCCCTTTTCAAATGTAAAGTCAACATCTGGCTGTTCCTTCAAGGCCATTGCACGCTCTTCTAAAGCCTGCTTCCTTTGTGCTTCGGCAGCAGCTTGCTTGTCAATATCGCCTTGGCGAAACATATTCATCAATTCTGGTACATCAATTACTGCCATAAATCTCCTTATATCTTAATCAAGTTTCCAAGGCCAGTAGCAATCTGACCAAATTGTTCGGCCCCACTCGGCTGCCTAGAAATCGCCCCAACCTGTGCGCCATAGGTGCTTGCTCCATAATTAGCCTGCGACCCATACAAGCTTGCAAACGCATTGGTAAGTGCAATTGGAATACTGGGGTCAACAGTCTGATAGAAGTTAGAAGCCGTAGAAGGCTGCTGGTTAAATCCACCAGGCAATGCTTGATTGGCTTGGATGTAGCTCTGCATCGCAGCCTGCTGCTGTGCTGTGCGTGCGCCAGCGAGGTTGGCGATGGAAGGTCCGCCACCAATAAAGTTAGCGGCTGCGCCCAGCCTGTTTTGACGCAATGCGTCACGGAACGCTATATCAGCTTTGAGCGCATCACCACTCGACAAGCCAGATCCAAGGAAGCTCTGTGCTGCCCCGTAGCGCGCCAGCTTGCGTTGCTCGCCAGCCGCACCGATCTGTGAGGCTTCTTGCACTGCCGGTCCTAGACCAAAGACGTTGCCACGGGCAGTCTGTGCGGCTCGGATGGATTGCTCGTATCCACGCCGTTCTTCTGCGCCAATGGTCGATCCAAGGCGTAATTGATTAAGAGCCTCGTCTTCGATGGTCTGACGAATCTGCTCAGTCTCTGGCGTAGTCGTTGCACCAATTGGCTGCTCGGCCATTTGGCGATACTGCTGACCTAACCCAACCGCAGTGCGGTAGGAATCGGGATCAATCTGGAAAAGCTGTTGTGAAGCACGCTCTTCGGGTAGCTGGACAAAAGACCTAAAGGCAGTTATCTCCTTTAGCCCTTCGGGGCTATCCATCGTGATAGGCTTGAAATTCTTTTGCATATCCTGCGCGCCAGTTACTGCGCTAGTTACGCTTTTTAAGTCATCGCTTAGTTGCTTGATGAATACTTCTGAACCCGTCCTACGAGCGTCACCAGCGGGAAGATCGGCAAGAAGTTTGTTTGCCGCAGTAAGCCGTTCATTGATGCCAGCAATCTGAGCATTGCCACGCTCAATCACGCTGTTTAGGCGGGATAGCTTTGAGTTGTTGTAATCCTCAACGATCTGTTGATCGGATACTTGGAAGTTTAACATTGAGCCAAGATCAGACGATCCGTAGTTACGCCCAGCGGAAAGTTGGGATAAGGCTTGGCTAAACTCTGGTCCTGCATTTGGATTTTGCATTCCCAAGCCTCCAGCAGTTAATGCTTGGATTTGAGCAGCAAGAGAGTTGCGGGTTTTTTCTTGGCTTGTCACATCGGCCAACCGCTTTTCGTATGTGTCTTGTAGGTTTTTAATGTCGACCCGTTGTTTTCTTGCAACCTCATTCTGAGCATCGGCTATATTTGTAAAAGGAAAACCACCAGATTGATTGTTGTAGTTATCTATGTTTGTTCTTACTTGATTTCTGTCGCCTATTGCTGGAGATTGCAAAGTAGAAATTGTCCCATCATCATTAACCTTGTATCTTATCGGATAACGATCATCTTGAAATTCCCCAGGATAAAATCGTGTTACTGCCATATTACGCCTTTAACTCTGGACTACCAATGTTCGTGCCAATCGTGCCGTAAAAATCAACTGGTCCTGGCTGGCGGTTAAACGCAACATTCTGCTCAACCGATTCGTATGGGCTAGTTCCGTATAGACGCTCGAACTGGCGAGTCATCTGATCGCCTAGCCCGCGATTCAAGGCATACGCCTGTGGGCTAGTCTCATACTGCCTGCGGAGAGATTCTAGGGTGCGCTGTGGTCCATATTGGCGTTCTAGCTGCATCCCAGCCTGCACGCCTGCCTGCTGGTCTAGGGCCGATAACTGCCGTTCTAAGCCGCGCTGGGCTGGTAGATACTGAATGCGAAGTTTGTTTTCCAGCTCTGCCATGCCTGGAGCCTTCTCCATATATGTTTCAATGTTCGTTCTGTACGCAGCAGCATTAGCTTGCGCCACCGCATTCGGATCGGGCGGAGGAGGCGGTGAAGGAATAGAAGGAGATCCACCCACGGTGTTAAACCCTAGCCTTTCGCATAAATGTCATATAACAATAACTCCTTGGTTTGCCAGAACGATTAAAGGTGATCCGCTTGCGAGGACCAAAACGCTCCCAAAGGAGCAACAGCAAGCATCGTAAGGATTTAGCACCTTTTGAGGAGATAGTCAAATCCACAAACACATTCTCACCATCTTCAGTATGCTCATAATGCTTAGGCTCTTGCCCATCCTTTAGACACCTAGCCAAAGCCACGCCTGCTATCTCCTCCCCATCCTTAACCACCCCAACCATGCCCTGCTTCTCAAACCAGCCGTACCAATCAACCAAGTTAGGCCACATGGACTCCGGCACGCCACTCTCCTCAATGTACTCAACAGCCGTCATATCGTCTTTTGCACCTCAATAGTATCGGGGTTGGCGGCTGCGGTAATCTGCCTAACCGCCATCTTGTTTGCCTCAGAGGTAACGCTGATGTTGATTAACCGCCACTTCTCGTACTTGCGCAGATCGGAAGCAATGCGTTTCTTAACCGAAGTAGGCAGAACGGCTGGCAGGACAAAGGGCAGTACCAACACGGTGCTGGCAATGTTTAGGTTGGGTTGCACTTCCACATCGCCAACATCGCTGTCCCGCTGAATGGCAATAGTAGCATTGTTAGAATACGAATCATCAAAGATGATCTCGAAATTGCTACCATGTTTTTGAGCAAATGGATCGCCAAAGTCCATATCGCGGGTACGGACAGACGAGCTAAAATCAAACGTGCCAACGCTTGTCCCGTTGGATTGGATGCCAAAGTCTACATAATCTGCTGACGTAGTTTGAGCTGGTGTCTTGTATCCGCTGTACTTGTTAATCTGGCCGGTGGTCAATTTCATCATTAACCGCAAGCCTTCGCTTTGAAAGTTGGTCAAGGCAAACTGCATTACCTTCGGTGTCCAAGTTCCCTCAAACGCTCCCAGAATAGTGTTATAGACCAAGATCGTATCGTTAAAGTTATTGGAGGCTGTAGGTACGGCTAGTAGATACCTATTGTCGTAGTAAGCCGCAGTGCTAATCCCAATCTGCGCTGTATTGATTTCTTGGATTACGTCCTTAACGACTTCCGAGATAGGCAAGCCGACTGAGGTAAAGTCGTCCGAAGCAGACCGAATGAGCGACCTAATGCCATCGTCAGACAGAAAGAATATGTCGCTGTTAACTTGGATGGCTGATGCCCCCGCCACGCACCCGATATTATTGGAAATGATCGATATGG